ATTTCAGGGATAATCATTTTAGAATCTATATTCTTATGTACGGCACTACGCTCGTAAATATTTTCAGGACTGACAAATAATATATCTCTCATTATTTTTCTTTTTTCATTACTACGTTAGATACCCAGTCATGACGGCATGATTTTGAACGACTGCCATCAGGCTGTGTCCACCATCCACCACCCCGATCAAATACGCTATAACCTAATCTGCGGCTCATGCTTTCTATTTCAGTACGTGACCATAACTTATCCATCTGCATAAGACGCGCGCAAAATGGCCTGTTTCTGTTATCCTGCGGACCTTCATAAGAATAAAGTATCTTAAAGTTTAAAGTCTCAGGCTCAAGCTTTGGTATCTTTGGACTTGTTTCCGGTGCCAGCTCCTTAACATCCGCAATCTTCTCCTTTTGGTCTTCAATAATCTGACGTGCAATAGGTACGGCTAATATCCTCTCAACAACCTTATCGGGACCGATCGCCCTTTCCTTACTTTTAATTTTGCCCGTCTTTTCGAGATTAGCCAAAATCTGAAGAACGGCACGCACCTCTAAATCCAATACATCGGCAATAACTTCAGGAGTGATGCGCTTGTCCTTACGGATTAAATCCATCACATCCAATTCAACCTGACTTAAAAACTTAAATTCATTCTCTACGAACAAAAATTTATTTTTTTTTACAATCAAATAATCACCCTTAGGCTCACCACACTTTGCAAATTCCGCTAACAACAGTTCATCTTTTTCATGACTGCTAAACTCCTGCACCTCGTTATCTATCGCCAGCATGGTATTCACTTCGTCATCATTCAAACCCAAACTGCTTTTTAAAAGTAACTTCGCCTGCTCCTGACTGATTTCACCCTTCTCAAATTTCCTGATAATACGCGTTAAACTCTGCCATTGCCGGCCACTTAAGTTCTTTAAATTCTCATTAACGGCCATTGGCTGCGATTGTGGCGCAACACCTTCCGGCTGTGCAATCTCAGGATATAAACTTGCATCGATACCTATCTTCTCAAGTAGCCATTTCTTAGGAGCAATCTGCAGTAATGTTTGTTCGCTGAATTCAAACCCTATCGGCTCAACAGGTATAATCTTATGGTCTTGACCTGTAATCTCTTTAAATAGCAATTCTAACGCTTGCTGCTTATCATTTACATAGGTTGACTTCATTATCTCATAAGCATCCCGAATCTCACTACGGCCTCCTAATTGCCCCTCAACACGTATCCCAAACAACATAGGACTAACCACCTGATGACCGCAAAATATTTCAGTCTGTACGCTTTTAGAAAGTATGTCGAAATGTTTATCCAATTCCGTACTGCTTAAGTCATCCAACTGAGGACGCTTCGCCGGATCTTTCCCAAAGTTTAAAACGATATTGCCAGCATTCTCGCTACCCGTAAACTTGCTCTTAAATCCTTTTTCAATCTCTCGCTTCTCCTCTTCAGTAGGTATGCCCTCAAAGAAACTAATCATCTTTGATGCAAACATCCCGTTCGTGATGGTGCTTAAATGGTATTTACTTATCTCTATATCCGTCTGTATTGCATTCAGCGCACCCATATAACCCGGATAAGAATATGTCTCCACACCCGGCCGGTATTCTTTGTAGTAAAGTATCTGCGTCTGATTGCGAAGTAAGTTAACATCTAATTTAGGATTGTAAGCCGCAAACACCTTTGGCTCATCATTCTTTTTTAAACTCTCCCAGTCCTTTACATAAAACTGTGTATTATCCTTACTTGATCTTACCTTATGATAAGGGATATGATAAAATGCGCCAATCGTGCCAGCCGCATTGTACTGAATCTCCATATAACACCCTCCAAATACCTCAATATCCAAACAAGCTTTTTTAAGTATCTCATTGCAGTTCTCATAAGGGTTTGCCTGTAACACTTCATCAAATCCTTTGCCGGTAATATAGTTCACCTTACCCAACACAATACCATTATGCTTACTGCTTTTATTAAACATATTAAGCAGCATATTCGGAAACTTATTATCCTCTCCAAATAATACCCATCCCTTGTTAGGTACTTCCTTCATTACCGGAACTTTCACATCGGCAAACTTTATAAAAGATACACTATGTCGCATCATATACTTTAAATGTTGTTGGATTATCGTATTTCGTTGTACTTACATCCTGACCATCTGATAAAAACATTAACCCCGTCTCCACTATTGCGCCAGCATTCGCCTCAATCAAATTAGATGGACTTGCCTGCTCATATATCGTATAGGTAAACCATCCCTCTTCCTTTGTTGCAAAGTATGTATTAACCACTACATCAAACTCATTAAATCTATCCTGATATAAACTCTGGTCCGCTGAATTAACAAGCACAAACTTTACCTTTTCATTCGTTGTTCGCGATTGAAAAACACAAAGGAAGTTAGCATCCAAAATGGTCTGCTTCTCCTTTAATGTGACATAAATAGTATCCGTTTGTCCTTTTGTAAACTTTATCATTCCTTACATAAATACTATTAAACAAAAACGCCCGCCTATTTAAGGCAGGCGCTTAACCATTAATCATCTATTCTTAACCGGCAGTCTGTAAAGCATTGGCTACAGTGCTGTTCACTTCATAAAGTTGGTCAGGCTCTTTACCTACGAACACTAAGCTATAACCTGAACGATCACCAAATGCAGTTCCGCTTCCGCTTGTAGATCCGCTCATATCCAAACCTCTTTCCTTACCGAGCATCCAATACTTGTTATTGTTATCCTTAACAACTGCAACCAGAATGTTTTGAGCCAATAATTTCAGCTCAGTATTTATGGCGGCAGATAATTTGTTAACTACGATGGTTAAATTTTGCTCAAAGAACAAAGTACCATTTTCAGTAGATACAGTTGGATTGTGGGTGAATGAGCCAGTCTCTTTAGGCATTTCATACTTCCAGAAACGCTTTCCGCTTGCCTTAGTAAGTCCGGTAACAACACCAGATGCAGAAACAATTCCGCTTACATTGGCTAACTCAATAAAGTAGACTTCGGTTATACCACCGGCTGAATCTTTACAATCTAAACTATATCCTTGTGTTAATGCGCAGGGCATGATGTTATGTTTTAAAAAAGGGCGGCTATTGACCGCCCTATATTATGAATTAATTACGCTTCGAACTTGACAATCTCATCAGGGAAAGCAAACTGAATCCCCATTTTGAATGATGCGCTGAACTTAACGTTTCTGTCATCCTGAGAGTACCACATTTCAAAGTTGTCCTCTTCTCCCTGAAGGTCAACACCTAAGAAGATATTTGACATTCTGAAAGCATATACATCGTTCGTGTCGGTCAAACCATGTACAGGAATTACGCTGTAGTTGGTACCGGGAACTTTGAACTCAGCAGCAGGTGGAGTATTTACGCTTCCGGGATTGTAGTGATACAAATTAGCATCAACATAAGCCTGAATCAGCAGATCATAAACATCCCATCCGCAGAAGATGCGAACGTCAGTCTTGCCTTTGATACGTGCAGGCAGAGCTTTGATAACCGCAAGGATTGCACCTTTTGCCTTTGTAGTTGAATCGATACCTGTGATAGGAGCACCGGCACCATAGAAACCAGTTACGTTAGCATTTACTACGCTGCCACCGGCATCAGATACCAGTTGTTTGATACCTTTGAACTTATTTAAAAGTCCGTTAGTACCGCCATATCCGCTACCAGTTGCAGTCCAGATGGCAACCTCCAAAGCTTCAGCAATCTTACCAGCTTTGCGGGCAGTATATTCTTGAGCGAAGATCATGCTATCATAGTTAGATCCGGCAGGAAGAGCTTTCTGTAAGTAGTAAGCTTCCAAATCTTTAGGACAAAGAACTTCTTGTGTTTTAACTTTACCAACAGTCAAAGTACGCTGAGTGAATTCAGTTGTACCTGATGCGGCAAACCCGCAAGAGCTATCGTCTTGGAAAAATACATCGGTATCCATACGGTTAACGGTCTGAGAGGATTTAACCCCGGTCATCACGTTACCTTCGGAAAGGATGAGCTGTTGAGTACGAGCCTCAAACAGCGAAGCAGTTACGAGCTGCTGCTCGTTTTGTTCTGTGTAAGCCGTAAGGCCAGTTACTAAAAATGCCATCTGATTTTATTTTTTAAATTGTGAAACGAATTGAGAATACGAACGAATTTTATCTTCCTTTGTAGAAGCTGAATGTTTTGTGAAGTTGTTAGGTACTTCGGCCGGCACTTGTGAAGGCACGTTTACCAAAGTCTCTACCAGTTGAATCAAACCTTGTAATGCTTCTTGCGCCTTTGCACTTGCATCCTTTAAAGCAGTATAATCATCCTGAAACGCGCTCATCTTACCTTCACCATCTTTTATCTTATCTTCCATTGCTTTGATGAGCTTTTTCATCATCTCCATCTCATCATCTTTTTTACTTGCATCTTCAGCGCTTTCAATCTCAATCTCTACTTTATCATCTTCCACTGCTTTGGGCATGATTTCAGCGATAACACCACCTTCAGCTAAAACCACTTTAGTCCCATCGGCTAATGTATGCTCACCGGCAGGGGCAGGAGTGCCATTTTCGAGGGTAACGATCCCGCCGACTTCCAATTTGTCAATCATTATCTTAGTTCCATCTTCCAAAGAATAGGAAGGAGCTGGAGCTGTTTCTTCCTGAAACACCAGCTTTTTAACCTCTTGTAATAATTCGATCGGACTTTTCATAATCATATATACTTATGTTTAAAATTTTTCCCCATTTTACTTTGTAATCAATGCCTGAAAAGCATTACGGCGCTTTTCGTTTATCTCTTTGAAGTTGTAATATTTATGGCAATATTCATGCAGTTTTGCACCCTGCTCATCCCGTAACCCCTTATCATTTACAAGTCGGTTAATATGTTTCAGCCAATCCGCCCTATCATGTACATAATTAACCACGTCTTCCGGGAAGTCTAAATA